GCCATAGGTTAGCTTGTTCAACTCAGCCCACGGGTATTGCACTGCGGCCTTCTCTACTGGCTTGTTAACTTCTTCCCAGAGACTAGCACCGTTGATGATACCATCTGGCACAAACTTCTCAGCAGCCCAGAACGCGGCAATGAATTCTCTGGTATCATTAGCCTTCAGGTAGTCGCAAGCGTCTTTATGGCCGTTGGTGTGCTTCACAATGGCTGATTTACCGCCAAACAACTCTGCAACCTCTCTCGCGGCTTTTGTACCTGCCTCATCCGCATCAAAGCATATAACAATGGCATCAAAGCTATCCAGATATTCGTATGCGGCTTTGCAATCTTTCAGCGCACCTCCTGCACCGTTCCTGACACTGACGCATGGGTACTTACTGCCTTGCATCTGATATGCGGCTGCGGCATCAAATTCGCCTTCACAGATGGTGATGTACTTAGCACCGCCATTGAATAGCTGTTGACCGAATAGACCAGTACCTGCCCAGTTACCAACATTGTAGAAGTTTTTGTCGGGCAGTCTGATCTTTGCCGCTATAGGCACATTAGCATCTGATGGGTCATGGTAGGCAAAATAGGTTCTATCAGCCTGATCCAGGATTCCGTAGGTTTTGGCGGTGGCGGTGGTTAAACCTCTATCGACAATGGCTTGGTAGTTTCCTGTCGTTAGTGTTCTCTCTACTGCACTAAAGTCTGGTTTAGCCTTTGGTTCAGTAGACACTGGCACTGCTATCTCCCAAGTCTCCTCTCTAACCTGACTACTGGGCGTGTATTTACGACAACTATGACAGAATGTACTGCCGTTGTTATTGATCTGTAGCGCGTCACTGCTACCACAGTCTGGACATGGTTGGTGTATTTTAGCCACTACAACACCTCCTCATATACCCTGCCATAGCTAACCAATACAAAGGGGAGATGTAACAATATCCCTTCAAATGGCATCGCCTCAGTCTGCTCAGTCTCTCTGTTATACACCCACACTGCTCTACTGTCGGCAAATTCCAGAAATAAACCACAACCGTTAATTAACTCTACACTTAGCATTCTACCGAATAACATCATCATTCTTCTCCTCTATACGTTCGTTATCATTTTCAATGTCTGCCAATATCTCAGCCTTTGCCTCATCAATCTCCCATTGCTCCATTGGCGGGTATTCATCTGCGTCTGGTAGATCAAAACCATGTGGCTCATCACCATGCAACCAATCCTCACAGCTACCATTCCAGTTTCTGCTCATTATTGTTTCTCCTCAGTGAATTTACTAAATATCATATCATACTCTGTACTCTCAGCAATGAACTGTACAATCACTGACGGGTGTACCTTATAGTGATTAGCGGCCTCTTGCAAGCTAAAAACACCATTGCTAATATCTGCTGCCGCTTTAAATACTGCTTGTATCTCTGGATCTAGCGTTCCCTCTAACATATATTGTTTAAACATTATAACTTTCTCCGTAACCATTGTGATGATTTTTCCTGCGTCTCTGTCTCAAATACAGGCCATATTGAACGTGTTACTTTCTTACTGATAAAATGCTCATCAGTAACAGTGTCGCCAGTGCCTACCCTACTGCGTATAGTAGTGGGCGACTGTTTAACACGCCTAGCTAATTCGTGCATTGTATACAGTTTACCCTTCACTAGTCTAGGGTCTGTTGTTTCGTTGCGATAATACCTTATTTTTCGTCCCATCTTTAAAATTTCCTCATTTTGTGGTAGGATATATGACTATATAGTTTCTTAAACGCTTTTTAAAGCACTTTAATGTTAATAACAATTATTATCTCTTAAACATCTATATCAACGCTAGTGTTAACTATATAGTTTAGTATAACCCTCTCTCTAATCGCTGTTAACACCTCAACACCGCATCTATATGGTAAACTCTGCACTATATCAACAAATTCATTGATAGCAGCAGTCCTGGTGTCATTGTCTTCTATGTCGCTGAAAAATGCAAAGTTACTCTCTCGCATTGTTTTCATTGCATAGCCTCCCAATCAGAAGCGGTGAATCCCGTCATAATAAACTCTCTTTCATCGTTTGTCAGTAGAGGCATTGCGTCTTGAATCAGCATACCCTTTTGCCATTGTTCTATTTGTAATGGAGTTACATCTATATCCATAGTGTTTAGCATACCCGTTAAGGGGCTAGTTTTAGTGATTATCATTGTCACCTCTCTATTTGATCCAATAACTTTTTAAGTTTATTAATTTCATCCTGCCAATGTTTTTTTGCGCGTCTAGTGCCTGAGTAGTAATCGCGTTGTTTTACGTGATGTTTTATTTTACGTTCTATATCTATTTTGCTCATTGTCTCTCTCTCTCTTGGTTAAAAAGTCCGTATCATTTGACACTACTCTCCCCAGTAGTTCAACTCTCCCAAGCCTATTTTGTGACCCAAATCAGCTTTTCGGTCACGTTTTAGTCTCTGCTCTCTCTCTAGTGTCTCTCTAGTGTCTCTCTAGTGTCTCTCTATTGTCTCTCCATTACGGGAAACAAGTTAAAAAATCACCAGTAAACAGAGTCAAAAATACAAGCAGCAAAACTACTGTTTAAATAACTGCTCAGAATAGCCATAGCAGAGCCTGGTTTGCGTTCTAACGGCTTTTATTGTCTAATTTGATTGCTGATTAAGGGTAGCAGCCTAAACAGTCTTAAAACGGCTTATATTAGCTCGGCATATTACAGGCAAAAAAAAGCCCAGATATTACACTGGGCAAGGATTGCAACACACTAGGGAGGAGTTAGTTTAATTCATTATTCAGCCCTCTAATAATATTATTAACGGTGGTTTTTTCCATAGTATAGCCCGACAACCCCAGTTTTTTACTGGTTAGGCTACAAGTACCAGTCATATAATAAAACTTGCCATCATTTGTAGTCAAATTGCCGCTAGTTATCCCGTGTTTATTGCTTACAATATAAAACAAGGGCTTACCATTGCCAGTAAAAAACCTTACTGTTTTATATTTTCTACCTGTTACAGTATACCAACCATCATTAGTAATATTGCTATTAAACAGCGAATCTATCAAAGAATCCTCACCGTTGCCAAATTTTAAACCGCTTGGGAATGTTATCATTATTCAGCCCTCTCTATAGCAGGATAGTCTCGACGCAATCGCGCCCAATGCTCTGCGTTTGGTGATGGTTTATCGGCAGTACTAGCTATAAAGCTATCTATTAATTGTTTTTTTTCGTCTGTTACGTTGTAAACAATTACATCAACACTGCCGTCTGATTTAACTGCCGTCATATCATGACCTGTTAACGTGTTACAAGACCAATAAGACGCAAATTGTTTAGCTGTGTCTATGTCGTTAAATGATAATGTAGCTTTCATTGTCTATGCTCCTCTATTAAATCTGTATATTCGTCTAGTATCTCGCACCAATCATTAAAACAATCGACACTGATTTTATTCTCACGCCATAGTTTGTTTAAGTCTGCATGAACGTGTAAAACTTTCTCTATTTTATTTTCGTAATTCATTGCCTATGCTCCCGCTAATCCATCAATATAAGACTGTGGTTTAGTTTCAACATTACCCAACACCCATTTATTGATATGTTTGGTGGTGGTGACGCTGTATTTCCTGTCAGTTTTTACATACTGACCAGTCGGTAGCAATGCCGCTACTGGTGTCGAATAACTAAACAGTACAACAACACCGCTAGTATGTACCAATTCTGTCATGTTTGAACCTACATTATTAATTTTCATTAGATTAAATCCTCTATTGATTCGTTTAATATCTCATAGGCGTGTTCTAATGCTTCCTGCTCTGTCTCAATACCATAGCAAGTAAAACAGTGATAATCTACCCATTCACCGCCAATAGCAGTCTGTAGATTAAATGTTGCTGATTCGTTCCACTCAATGCGGATATGTTCGCTGTTGTGTTCTATTTCCCAGTGTTTCATTGCATTAACTCCCTAGTTAAATAGTGTCGATAGTGGGTTGTTGATCATAAAATAAACGCCAGTAAACAGCAAATAATTAATGGCTG